GTAAAAGGCAAGTTCTAGGTGATCAACCGAATTTGGAATATCCCTGGACCGGGAGAAATAATACGTTTACAAATTAAGAATAAGAGTACAATAAAACATGAATACGAGTAACAACAACAAGATGATCTATCCAACGGCAAGCAATAAGACCGTCAAAATGACCCTTCAAGAAGAGTGCAAATCTATTTTAGCACTTAAGAAGAAGAACCGAGGCGCAGTTCGCGAACTCGGTTATGAAGCTGTGGGCATGAATATGTACCATAAGAGATGCGCTCGTGAGAATGTTTTAACTATCGTTGCCAAAAATTATTTTGGTAGCGATGTTGAATTCACTCCTGAGAGCATCACAACACAGACTTATCATAAAGGTAGAAATACTGATTTGAAAGATCCTGTGTTGAATGTTGACAACTACATTAAATTTGGAGTTGTCACCTCTTATAATGTGATTACTGAGGAATCACTTATGAAATCAAAATCTAACTGGGAACTCCAGTCATTGAATTTTGATGATGATGGCACCAACAAAGTGTTTTTACACTTTGTTAAAAAACATTTGAGAACTTTGGGTGCAAGTTCTGATACTGCTGAATGTATCAATTGGTTAAGTAACCAGTTGGACCATATTTTGCAGTTGTCGTATTGGTATCGCAAATGTGACAGTGGTGAAGATTTTTACCGCTTGACCCTTTTGGGATATCGATTATTTACGACACGAATGGCTACTCAGGATATCATTATGAAAATCCTGGGTATGAAGCAACAAGTTCAAGGAGACCAATTTTCTGATTTCCTAAACATGTTGCGAGGAGGTTTTGATGTTGTCAGTACGACAGCTAATTGTGAAACTTTCCAAAAGATTTCTAATTTATACAGTTTTCTTTTAGTTCAAGGTTTTTTGACCAAATTTGGTATTACTTTGAATGAAAGAGATTATACCCGTATGGAATTGAGAGCTATGGAATGCAAAACCTCACGCACACAAATGTGGATTTCTATCCTTGATACCACTTTATTCATTTGTGAACGCATTAATGACTATCGACTGACAGGTGATGTGTCACGTTTTTTGCATTCAAGTGATGAGTACAGTGAATGGATATCAGAGGTTGATAGAGTGGTGGCTTTGGCCCCCTTTTCAGCAAATCTGAAACCACATGGTACGACATATTTCACTTACGTTTCAGATATTAATGATCTGTACGAAAGAGGTGAAGCTTATGTTAAATACACCAAAGTGCGTAGTGGTGGTGATAGTATGCTTTTACAGCGTAAATTAGCCACGATTCGGTTACTTAAAAATACCGAAATTACGCGTCGTGCTTCCCAAAAGGAACGTACGCAACCTTTTGGTGTTTTGGTCCACGGAACTTCCAGTGTGGCCAAATCAACATTCACCAAGATGCTTTACTATTATTATGGTAGATTGCATGGTTTAGAATGTGATGATCATTATCGTTACGTCCGCAATCCCGCTGATGAGTATTGGAGCAATTTTGACTCCAGTAAGTGGTGTATTCAGATGGACGATATAGCTTTTCTTTTGCCAAAGAAAGCTAGTGATGCAGATCCAACGTTGATGGAGATGCTCAATGTGATCAATAATGTGCCTTATGTGCCACCTCAAGCTGCTCTTGAGGACAAGGGTAAAACACCTGTTTTAGCTAAATTGGTGGTTGCGACCACCAATGCAGCTGATTTGAATGCTCATGAGTATTTTTGGTGTCCCTTGGCAGTTCGACGTAGATTACCTTTTGTAGTCCACGTTGAACCAAAGAAGGAATACATCCATGAAAATGGACGGTTTATTAATCCTTCTGCTTTACCACCTATTGATGGTAGTTTTCCAGATTTTTGGAGAATAACTGTGCAAAAGGTAATGCCATATTTTGATGGCGAGCGAGACTTGGCAACATTGGAAACTGTGAAGATTTTTGAGAGTTCAGCAGAATTTTTGAAATTTTATGGTGAAGCAAGTCGCCAACATGAGAATATACAAACAAAAAGTATGAATTGTGACGGCGGCATGTCCCAATTGCAAGTTTGTCCTTTATGTATGTTAGTTTCTCAACAGTGTGAGTGTGCAGTTCAAGCTGATATTGATGCTTCTTGGGGAAATTATTTCCTGAGTATTTGCAGTAATTTTAGTGTGACTGTGTGTATGTGGTTTTTAACCATGCAGTATGTGTTGAGTTTTCATATGTATATTGCACGTTTTAAGTTGTTTCGCAAATTTTTAGTACAACACGTGTGGCGATATTATCCACAGGATATTCAGATGCGTCTTTTGGGACGTATGAATGATTTGCGTGGTGACAATCACAAGTGGCGTGCTTTCCTTGTTTGTTTAGGATTGATCGTTGGTGCAACTACTCTTTACTTCAGTGTTTTTAAAAAGAATGATGAAGAGGAAGAAGAGAAGCAACAACAGGAAGTTCAAGGCAATATGCATGGAACAGACGAGTCAAATCTGGCTCAAGAAGAGAGTCAGAATGTATGGTATAATCCTACTTTGGAGCTTACTAAATTTGATGTTCCAGTGGCATCACAAAGTCTGGTAGGTTTAGACGCCGCGCGTGCACGTGATCTTTTTGGTCGCAATTGTGTGCGTCTTGAGATTAAGAACATGAACACTGGTAAGTGCTTAGGTATTGGTGCAGTGTTTGTTCGAGGTCATTTTTGTTTGGTGAATAACCATGCCTTTCCAGATGATAGTAGTGACTATGAAGTTACAATCATACAATCAACTGTTTCGCAGGGTTTGACCAACAATATGAAAGTGCGTGTTATGGCACGTGACATCGTGCGTATGGTTGAGAACGATTTGTGTCTTTTAGAGATACGTTCAATTCCACCTTTTAAGGATATTACAAAATTTTGGAACTTGGATTTTATTCAAGTTACCAAAGCATTTGTGGTTCGTCGATTGGCACATGGTGAATGTGAAACACAGGATGTATTCAATGTTTCTACATGTGAAAAGTTTCCTATTGAAGCTTTGGATATTAGTCCAAGAGTGTATTGTGGTCGAGGACCACGTGACACTCGAGCAGGTGATTGTGGAGGTTTAGCTATTGCTGATACTCCACGTGGCCCAGTTTTGTTGGGTATACACACCTTGGGTTATGGTAATCAGTGTGGTTTCCTTTATGTTTCGAAAGAAATTTTGGAGGAACTTATCACTAATCAGAAACGTTTAACAGGTCTTTCTGTTGAAGTTCAAGGAGGTGGAGCTCCACGTTTAGAATGTGGAACTTATTCCAAAATGTTAAGTGTGCCTCATCATAAGAGTGTTACACGATACTTGGAAACTGGTGTGGCTAATGTTTATGGTTCATTTGCAGGGTTTCGACCTAAGCCCAAAAGCAAGGTGTGCCAAACACCGTTGGTTGATGTCATGTGTGATCATTTTGATTATACTGTTAAGTATGGTCAACCAGTTATGTCTGGTTGGGAACCATGGAGAAAGAACATTGTCGAGATGATTAAGCCTAATGTTACACATGATCGTTTGGTTTTGCAACATTGTGTTAAACAATACACTAAGGACATCCTTGTAGGTTTACCTGAGGGTTGGGAGAGTGAACTTGTATTTCTCTCTCATCGTGCCAGTGTGAATGGTTTACCTGGTGTGAAGTTTGTTGATCGGTTGAACACCAATACTTCTATGGGTTTTCCATGGTCGTGCACAAAAAAGAAATTTTTGATTCCTGATACTGATGAATTTTATCCCGAGGGTGTTAATTTCACTCCCGAGATATGGGAAAGAGTTGAAGAGATTGAACGTCTTTATTCTGAAGGAAAGAGAGCTTTTCCTGTTTATACAGGACATCTCAAGGATGAGGCTACTTCTTTTGTCAAAATAGAGAACAAGAAGACTCGTCTATTCACGGGTGCGCCTGTGGATTGGAGTTTAGTTGTGCGTTCACGACTTTTATCTTTTGTAAGAGTTTTACAGAAGAATAAATTCGTGTTTGAGGCTGGACCTGGCACAGTGTGTCAATCTTCTGAATGGGGAGATATTCATGATTATTTGACGGCTTTTGGTGCTGATCGCATCATTGCCGGTGATTATGGGAAATTTGATAAGCGAATGATTGCAGATTTTATTCTTGCAGCTTTCCAAATCATTGCCCATGTTTATGAAGCAGCTGGTTTTGAACCAGATGAAGTTCGTCAAATTTTGTGTATTGGCGAAGATGTCGCCTTTCCTGTGGTCAGTGTTAATGCTGATTTGATTGAGTTCTTTGGAACTAATCCTTCTGGACATCCACTTACAGTTATCATCAATCCGTTGGTGAATGGTCTCTATATGAGATACTGTTATACGATGTTGAATCCTGCACGTTATTGTAGTGATTTTAAGAAGAATGTGCATTTATTCACTTATGGTGATGATAACATCATGGGAGTGTCGAGTTCAACACCATGGTTTAATCACACAGCAGTACAATCTGTTTTGGCCACTATTGGTGTAGAGTATACTATGGCAGATAAATTGTCTAAGTCAGTGCCCTACATCAATATTGCTGATACTTCATTCTTGAAGCGCAGATGGCGTTTTGATAGTGAAGTTAAAGCATGGCTCTGTCCATTGGAGGAAGAGTCAATTCATAAGTCACTCACTACGTGGGTGCCTTCAAAGTCGATTGATATGTACAAGCAAATGGTTGCTGTCATATCGAGCGCAAATTCCGAATATTTCTTTTATGGAAGAGAAGTGTTCGAACACCATCACAAATTCTTTAAGAAAGTTCTTGAAGAAGAACCATATAAGAGTTATGTGATGGAGTCAACTCTCCCAGGGTGGGATAATCTCGTTGAGAGATTTTGGAGAGCATCTAAAGATGTATCCCCCATGCAGGTTGGGTCTTGGCCGGCCCCTCCTGTTCAACAATAGGTCACAGAAAAATATTAATGAAGAAAAAGAAAGTGTTGCGGTGGTCACCGGAAGAACCACCACTTGTCTTATGGGAAAGAGTTACCCATTTGAACATTTCAGTAACTATTCTCAAATGTTTACACTTCAATCTGCGACAATGGAAGACGCAGAGAGTGTCATTACCAACGAAGCCATTGGAAGTTCCACTGTAGTGGAGCAAACAGTGACTTTTGTTGATAATGAAGGAGGTGTGTGTGTTGATGCTCCTTCGAGCACCAACAATGTTGCCCTAGTTGATGGTACAGAAGATATTGGTCTTGGTTCTTTTTTATCGAGACCTACTCTTATTGATACTATGACTTGGACAACATCCAGTGTTATAAGTGTCCTTGACACCATTAAACCCTGGTATTTGTTCCTTAATAATACACAAATTAAAAAGAAAATTGATAATTATGCATTTTTGCGTGGTAACCTTCATGTTAAAGTTGTTTTGAATGGAACACCATTTCAATATGGTATGATGCGAATGAGTTATTCGCCCCTTTTGGGTTTTGTAGGAGACAAAATCACTGTGCCATCACCAATCAATCCTATATTGATTCCGTACTCGCAACAACCAGGTTTTTATTTATATCCGCAGGCTAATGCCGGTGGTGAAATGAAATTACCATTCTTTTTACATAAGAATTGGCTGGATATTACGAGTGCTAGTGAGGTACAGAATATGGGTACACTTAATTTTGTTGTGTATAATCCATTGCGTACTGCAGTGACTGGCGGGACAACCGCAGTCACTTTGCGTGTTTATGCCTGGATGTCTGATGTCCAATTAATGGGAGCCACTTCTAAGCTTGTTTTGCAGGCTGATGAATATGGTAAAGGAGCTGTTTCAGCTCCTGCTTCTGCTTTGGCTTCAGTTGCACAAACTTTGAGTCATGTACCCATCATTGGTCGTTTTGCACGAGCCACTGAGATAGGAGCATCTGCTGTATCTAAAATAGCTTCGCTTTTTGGATACACAAATGTTCCTGTTATCAGTGATGTTTGTGGTTTTCAACCAATGAATGCACCAATGATGGCTAGTGCTCATATTGGTACACAAGTGCAAAAATTGGCTTTGGATCCGAAGCAAGAACTTGCTATCGATCCTAGTCCGCATGGTATTGGTAGTGCTGATGAATTGAGTTTATCATATTTGAAGACAAAAGAATCATATTTCAGTACTACTTCATGGTCAACATCTGATGCCGATGGTGAGTTATTATGGAATGCAAGGGTTAATCCTTTTCAGTGTTCTTCAATAGACATTGTTAATTCAGTGTCTGCTTCTGTGGGACGCCAAACATATCACGTACCGTTATCATATGTTGGCTCGATGTTTAAACATTGGCGAGGTGATATTATCATCCGTATGAAAGTGGTTTGCACCAAATTTCATAAGGGTCGTTTGAAAATTTCATACGATCCGCGGGGTGATATTTCCACCACTGATCCAGCTGAGAATGCAGTTTATACTGAGATTTTTGGATATTGGTGAAAAAGATGATGTGGAATTACGTATTCCGTATCATCAAGATTTACCATGGTTGAAACTTGATCAAACACTTACTGATAATTGGGCACCAGGCAATGCATTAGCTCCTCGAGCTGGCATTGATAATGGTTGCTTGACTGTTCGTGTTTTGACAGGTCTTACTGCACCAGTCTCAGGTATCGTGAATTTGAATTTTTTCATTCGCGGTGCTGAAAACTTTGAATTTGCTAATCCTGCTGGTCATATTGGGCCAGATGGTACTAATGTTGTTCCAAGTTTTTTCCAGTTGCAAGCTGAGGATTTGACCGATGTAGTTTCATCTCAGATCATGATGGGTACACCTGCGAAAACAGGTGTTGACCGATACGCTCTCAATTTTGGTGAGTGTGTTGGTTCTTTGCGGAATCTTTTGCACAGATATACTGTGCAGGATACAGTTGCCGCTAGTGATTCAAGTACTGGTTCCGGTTTACACTATTATAGGAAAATTTACAAACGAATGCCGTATTCACCTGGATTTCAAGCTTCGTGGCCAGTATCTGCTAATAAAGTTGTTGCAGCTTCAAGTGCTGCCCCGTATGCCTTTAACACTATGCATCCAATTACTTGGACGTCTGGTATGTTTTTAGGGTATCGAGGGAGTATTAATGTGAATACAACTGTGCATTCTGATAAGTATGGTTTTGTTGATGACATTAAGGTGGTACGTACCACCGATACTCTTGCTAACTTTGCAAGTAGTAGATATTTTTTCCTTGCTGATAATGTATCTACAACAGCAACTGCTTCCACCAAATCTTTCTTTTTAGGCCGTAAAACGGCTTTTCGGGATGGTTTGGGTGGTATTGCTGTCACATCTAACAGAACTAATGCCACAGTCAGTTTTAATCTTCCAGATTTCAACAATAGAAACTTTTCTTTGGTTGATCCATCATTTTATGTTTTAGGATCATCCGTTGATGGCACCGATGAACAAGGTGCTATTCTGGAAGTAGTTTTGGCTTCTGTCGATAATACAATTGACAATGCAAGCCGCAACATTACTGTGCAAAGTGCAATTGGAGCAGGAGCAGATTGGACTAATCTGTTTTTCCTGTGCTGTCCAACTGTATTTTACCAGACCGCAGCTCCAACACCTGTTTAGGTGTAACGTCCCCAAAGTTGGGGGCATAGAGGGTGTCTAAGAAAGCTTGACGCTTCACCTTTAATGACAGGCCCAGCCCCATAAAAAAGTTTAGGGGGGTCATGAACAATTTAGCTAAAAACGTACCGTTGTAGTCGGTGCGACGTTTGCAGCCCAAAGCTGAGGGCATAACGATAAAATCCACGTCTGTGGTTGTCTTTCTATTAAGAGTTTTGTACTCAGTGGGCAACCACTGGGGAAATTTTGCTCGGATATGAATTACAACATTTTCACGGGTGTGTTTAGG